ATAGGTTTATCTGCCTCTAATGCTAGAAAAGACGGGCTGCATGTGTTGTTCCAAGATTACTTTGGTACCACTAAGTTTACTCCACCTAGAGAAAACTTTATGGTGCCAACAGTACATAGAATAGCTCTGCCTTTTCTAGTAGCTGATGGTGTTCAGACATGGGCAGAAAAGGTAAATGAACTTGCATATAGTTCAGAGTATCAAAAAGCAGTTGCAGTAATCGCGGCATCATATGCATCTAAAGGGCACAAAGTCTTAGTTGTCGGAGCTAGAACTCGGCTTCTAGAAAGATGTGCAGAGCTTACCCCAAAAAGCATTTGCGTGGTAGGCAGCACTAAAGATAGAAACCAAGAGATAGATAAACTACGAGATGGCAAAGCTAAAGTGCTCTATGGGAGTACAAACATCTTCTCCGAAGGTATATCTATTAATGACTTAAGTTGCCTTATTCTAAGTACCCCTCTCAATAACGAACCTTTGCTGGAACAACTAGTTGGTAGGGTTATTAGAAAAGCAGAGAACAAACTAGACCCTGTTGTAGTAGACCTTTTACTCAAAGGCAGAACTGTTTCAAAGCAAGCGCAGATGAGAAAAGCCTACTATATGAAACAAGGCTACAAGATCAACGATTTATAAAAATTTTTCTTGACTTGTATGATAAGATGTGGTAATATATGATTCTATTCGACTGGGCAAAAGTAAAAAGACGTGCTAAAAGTAAGAAAGACATAATATTAATTATCTCTTCCATTACTTGGCCGTATGTATTACCCTCGAAAAGACAAAGAAGTCTAAATAAGTTCTATGATATGCAGTTTGATGGCGATTCCTTCTTGTTACATCCAGAATTATTACTACAAGAAAGAGGCTTATCAAACTTTAAAATTGTAGAGTATGTTACACTAGCTGCTAGAAGATCATACGCAGAGTATCTTTATAGCAGAAAAAGAACGCTAGACTGTAGGCTGGCACCATTTATACCTACAGACAACGAGCTACTAACAGTAAAAAACAACCAAATCTATTTTGCATTTGAATAAGGAAAGCTAAAATGGCACTATCATTTAACCAAGTAAAAGGCGAAGCACCAAAGCGTGACAAAACTCCAAGCTACAAGATGGTTCCCGGAGAAAATAAAGTACGCATCTTTGGCGGTGTTCTTGCCCGTTACATCTACTGGGTTCCTAATAAGGACGGTGTAAAGTCTCCAGTAGAGTGTCTTGCATTTAATCGTGAGACCGAAACATTTGACAACCAAGAAAAAGACTGGGTAAAAGAATACTTCCCAGACCTTACTCCAGAATGGGCATACGCAAGCCTGTGTTTGGACACAAAGACGGACGACAAAGTTGTTCGCATTTTTAACCATAAGCGCAAGCTGTTTGGTACAATCGTAGACATGGTTGAAGACCTAGGTGATCCTTCCGACGCAGAAAAAGGATGGGACATTGTTTTCAATCGTGACAAGACTGGACCTAAAGTTTACAATGTAGAATACAATGTAAAGCAGCTTCGTTGCAAAAATCGTGCGTTGAGTGAAGATGAGCTGGAGGTGGTAAATGCCAGCGCAGCTATTGATGACATTCTTCGCCGTCCTGCTGCTGATGACATTAAGAAGTATCTTGATGAACTTCGTAGTGGGTCTGGAGCCTCGGAAGATATTGATGACGAGATTCCTGCTGATTTCCGCTAAGTAATTAAGGGGGTGGATTCGTTCCACCCCCTCCTACTATTGGAGGGCCAATGATACTATTTACGGCAGATTGGCACATTAAACTAGGACAGAAAAACGTACCTGTGCAGTGGGCACAAAATAGGTATGATATGTTTCTAGACCAGCTTTGGAACATAGAGTGCGATATGCACATTGTAGGTGGAGATGTTTTTGATAGACTACCTACTCTTACAGAACTAGCTGTTTACTTTAAGTTTCTAAAAAGCGTTAAGGTGCCAACTATAATTTTTGACGGTAATCATGAGGCAACTAAAAAGGGTCAGACATTCTTTGACTATCTTACTACTGTTTCAGAAAACCTAAATCCACTTGTAGAGATTGTAACAAAAACAACCGAGTATACAGACTTTACAGTACTACCCTATGCAGACCTGCATAAAAAAGATGAAATAGAGAAATGTGAACCACATAAGCCTCTATTTACCCACGTAAGAGGAGAAATACCTCCTCATGTAAAACCAGAAGTAGACCTAGAAAGGCTAGAAGTTTTCCCTGTGGTCTATGCTGGTGATTTACACAGTCATTCCAATACACAAAGAAATATTGTGTACCCAGGAAGCCCAATGACTACCAGCTTTCATCGCTCTTCTGTAGATACAGGTTATCTGCTTATTGATAGTGATGATCTAACCCAGTGGACATGGCATAAGTTTAAGCTGCCACAACTTATTCGTAAGACCGTATCAACGGCAGAAGAAATGATTCCAACTGAGTACGATCATACAATTTATGAGATTGAAGGCGACCTACAAAAACTTAGTACTATTGCAAACACAGACCTACTAGATAAGAAGATTGTTAAGAGAAACACAGAAGTGTCGATTAACTTGACCGACAAGACTATTGAAGAAGAACTTGCTACTTACCTACAGGAAGTACTAAATGTAACAGATGATGCACTAGACGCTACTATGGAGGTATTTAATGCTTATTCTAGAACAAGTTAACTGGGGTGATTGCTTTAGCTATGGCAAAGAAAATGAGCTAAAGCTAAACGAAAACACAATCACACAGCTAATTGGAGACAATGGAGCAGGCAAATCTTCTATCTCCTTAATTATACAAGAAGCACTATATAATAAAAACTCAAAAGGCATTAAGAAAGCTAATATACCTAATCGAGTAAATGATGTAAAGCAATACTGGATAGACTTACAGTTTTCATATAATGATAAGCAATATATTATTAAAATTAAACGACGAGGCAACTTAAAAGTAAACCTACTAGAAGATGGAGTAGATATTTCATCTCATACTGCTACAGAAACCTTTAAAACTATAGAAAAAATTCTAGGTATTGACTATAAAGTTTTTGTTCAGCTAATGTATCAAAGCGTTACTGACGGACTATCTTTTCTAACAGCTACAGATGCTAATAGAAAGAAGTTTTTGATTGACTTGTTTGGCTTGGATGAGTATGACAAGTATCATAATATCTTTAAGGAGTTGACTAAAGAGTTAAACACTAAAGTTACTAGGATACACGGGAATATTGACTCTATTCAAAAGTGGATTAATAAAAATAAAGATATACCCGAAGAAAAGCCACTACTAGAACAGCCCGAAGAGCCTAAAGACGAGGATGAGGTATGGGCACTTAGGGATAAAGTTACTAGAATTAAAGAAATCAATCGAAAAATTAATACTAATAATAAATTTAAAGAATTAATACAACAAATTGAGTATGATGATGCCATTATTGCTCAAGAAAAAGAAGACACTAGAGACCTTACTCTAAAAGTTGGTGAACAGACAGCTATAGTTAACTCTAGTACTGCTTTAATCAATAAAATGGCAAAATTAGGCAATAATTGTCCTACCTGTTTTCAAAAAATTGATGAATCTGAGACAAAACAGCTTATACAAGATGAAGAAGAGTCTGTAGAAACTGCAGAAGCTAAAATTGCAGCTTTACAGGCAGAAATTAAGCGAATTAGAGAGAAAAACTCTCTTATAGACCACCATAAAAAGCAAAAATCAGAGTGGGAAAGTATTTATGTTCAAATTGATGACTCACTACAATCAACACTAGAAAATATTGACGACCTTACAACACAAATTGACCGCATAGAACAACGAACAGCAGCACTAAAAGCTCGTTACGACATTGTTCTTAGGCAAAACAATGAAATTACCGCGCATAATTCAAGAATTGCAGTAATTTCAGAACAACTTGCAGAGCATAGCGCCGAACTGACAAAATATAAGAACATTTTACGTGAGGCTACGGAGACTCTTTCGATCGCAGAAACGCTTAAAAAAGCATTTTCGACTAATGGTCTGGTCGCACATAAGCTAGAAAACTTAGTTAAGGACATTGAAGAGCTAACAAACATGTATTTGGCTGATCTCTCAGACGGAAGATTCACCCTTCTGTTCACTATTGTTGCAGATAAGCTAAATGTCGTACTAACAGATAACGGAGAAGACATTGATATCTCTGCACTGTCTAGTGGGGAACTTGCTATGGTGAATGTAGCTACACTTCTTGCTATTAGAAAAATGATGAACTCTATTAGCAAAACTCAAATTAACATTCTGTTCTTGGATGAAGCAATAAATGTTTTAGCTGAGCATGGAAGAGACTGTCTTATTGAAGTACTACTCAAGGAGGAAGGGTTGAATACATTTCTAG